AAGATGCAGAATATTTTTTACATCTTTTTGCTCAATTTGAAGAAGAACTTTGTAACATCATTAAAGAATTTAATCCTAGTTTTGATAAAGATAAATTTCAAAATACGATTATTCAAAAAACAATCAAAAATTTAGAGAAGAAAAATGATTCCTAGACCTTTCAAAAAAATTCAAAAGTTTGACCTTATCGAAAATGATGAGGTCATTCATTTGTTCAAGATTACTCACTTAGATAATTCTACTGGCGTTTATGATAACAAAGGTAATTTAGTTATGAGGAGTAAGATTGTTCATTTATTACCAAAAAAAATATTAGATAAAGCTAATGCTCTTGGTAAGAAGATGGACGAAACTAATAATAATAATGGAGGCAACAATGCAAAATAAAAAAATAAAATTTACAAAATTTAAAATTATTTATGAAACAGAAAAGGGTAGCACATTGACATATACCAATGATGATGGTGGTTGGTCTATGAGATGTTTACCTCATATTTATTTTCCATGTGATGATGAAATGGAACTTTTAAATAAAAATGCAAAGTATGAAGATTTAGTAAAAAGCACAAATCCTTTTGCAACATTTGTAGATAAGGAGAAATAAAATGAGAGTGGAACATTTGCATTTCCCTTTGGCTAAGGTTCTTTATGATTCTTTTCATAGAACCAACAAGCCACCAGTGGGTCACAAGCAATCGTTCATACTAATAAAAGATACTGGTTCATATGAGCCAGTATCTAACTATGATTGGTATGATGATTTGTTTACTAAATGGTTTGAAAAAGCATATCCAAATAATTATGATGGTGATGATTTTTTGTGGTCTTATAATGAGCATGGCGACCCAACATTATATTCATTAGGTAAAATACTAGGCATACTATCTATTGGTAATCCAGTAGCTAGGTTCAAAGATAAAAATATTTTTGAGATTACTAGGATTTGTTTTCACCCAAAATTTAATCCACTAAAAGATGGTTTTGAATTACCTAGTTACTTTGTAAAAAAAGCAATCAATGAGTTTAGCCTTTATTATTCATTTAATAAAATTGTTACTTACATTCATAAATGGCAAAAAGGTAAATACTTAGAGTTTGCTGGTTTTAAAAAAGACAAAGATATTAATTACTCAGTAAACTGTAAAGGCTGGGGTAATAGACCTAACAGATCAGAGTCTGATCTAAGACCAAAAGTGAGGTATGTTTATGAAAAAAAGAAGTAAACTTTTTCCTTATGGTTATATGAGTCAACACATAAAAGGTTATTGTGTGAGAACTAGACAACCAGTTTATGAATATAACCATAAGTTACCAAAACAAAAAACTTACTTTAGGTTTTATTTTAGGGTAGTAATGATTTCTCTTTTACTATGTGGTGCTATGGCTCTTATAGGTTGTAGCACTACGCCAAACGACATTATTGTTGATAGTAGAGGAAAAAGTTCTGCTAACGTAGATGGTTCAGCAGATAGATTCCATGATGACTTTTATACTTGCAAATCTTTAGTTAAAGACAATACAAATGCCCTATTAGACAAGGGTAAAGTAGTGTATAATGGTTTTCGTTGGAGGATATTATGGCTTTCACCCAAACTACAAACTAGACAAGATTTAATTAATAATTGTTTAGAGGGAAGAGGTTATAATGTCATTAACAAATAATAATAATAGGAGGTACAATGTCTAATATAATAAATAACATCTTTGACAATTCTGAAGATGGTAAACCAAACTATGCGATTGATCTAGTCGATGGGACAAGATTATATTGTAGGGGTCAGGTTTTAAATCCATTACCTAAGTCTGGTGATGCGATTGACTTTACTGTCATCAATGTAAAAACATCTGACAAAGGTAATCAATATACCAACGTCAAAAATATAACTATTGCTGACAACCATACTCTTGATGATGGTTTTCCACCAAGTCAAGAACCACCAAAAGCTAAACCAGTTTCAAATGGTATAAATAAAAACGATAGACTTATTTTTGTTACTGGGGTTGTTGGGCGTTCAATGGGTAGTGGTCATTTCAGCGTTGAAGATATAAATGCTTTGACTAAAAATGCAGTGAAATCATTTAATGACAATCTCAAAGACATCTAAAAACTATCGTAAGATATTTTACGACTATTGGGGGTTATCTATGATTGATACCCCCCAGTGTTGGGGTTGTTATCAACGACCAGCAGTCGAAATTCATCATTTAAAATCAAGAGGCTTTGGTGGCAGTAAAAAAAATTCTTACAACGTACCAACCAACTTGTTTCCAGTTTGTCGTCAGTGTCATACAATGGCACATAGTAACAAAGCATTAAATGAAGAATTTAGAAAAGAATTACAACAAAAAATAGACGAAAAGGAATTTGAAGAAAATGGCATCTGATATTTATTCATTAGATTTCAACCCAAATATTTTATCCTCTAAGCAAGAAGAACTAGGGTTAAGTTTTGCTGATGATGACACAGCAGTAGAACTTATGAAAAAAGAGGAAAAGATGTTAATAGCAGAATTAACACTAGAACATACAAAAAATAGTGGGTATAAGAACATGACAGAATTAAATGGTTACATTTATTCTGATGAAAAGTTTAAGCAGTTTACCGACAGATACAGGCAAACTCTTAAAGCAAGGAATCGTTCTAAGATTAGATACGAAACCTTTAAGGCTTTTCGTGACGACCTCAGAACTAAAGTCGTGAACGAAAGGGAATTGGCTAAAAACTTATAGAAAGGAGTTTATATGAGCCAGAATAAACAAATACTAAATTACCTATTGTCAGGTAAAAAACTAACCCCATTAACAGCACTAAATAAATTTGGTTGTTTTAGATTGAGTGCAAGGATTCTTGATCTAAGAAAAGAGGGGCATAACATTACTACTGAAAATGTTACTCGTAAGGGTAAGACTTTTGCAGAGTATTCTTTGCAAGGGGGTAAGTAATGAGTTACTACGAAAAAAGAAGATTGTACGCCATCAGGGAGTTTTTCAGACTCTTAACTACTGATGATTATTTTAGAAAAAATATTGCTGATGATCTTGCTGAACTAACAGATGAGGTTACTAATAACTGCCTCCATGTTGTTACAGGGTTTGAACAACAACAAATACATAATGGCGATAGTGATGGTCTGATAGTTTTCGACCCTCCAACTGGCAAACATATTGAAATATCTTTTAAGTATGTTGATGAGGGAGGTTCTTATGAAAAGTAAAACTCATGGTCATTACTTTGCTAATATGGAATTTATTGGTAGAGATATTAGAGTAGATGTCAGATATGTTAAGTTTGATAATACTGTAGATGGCAAGACTGGCTCAGGCTGGGTTGCATCTGTAGATGACAAACCATTATCTAATATGTTTGATTTTACTGCTACAGCTAGTTACAGCAAAAGAGATTGTATCGAATTGTTAAAAAAACTTTTAGCTAGAGCCTACGCTAGAAAAATGCGACATCAATTTAAAATTCACTTAGGTGAGATTAGTGATGATACATTGTTCGATGCTACTTATGAGGAAACTCAGGTTGGGAGGTTACATGAGTAAAACAAGTGCTTGGTATATGACCATGCAAGAAGATGCTGGCGATCTAACTAAAGATGAGTTCATTAAAAAACATGGTGAGCATAATCTTCATATATGGACTGAGGTTCACGAAGAACTTGGGGACATTGAAGAAATGCAGTCTAGGTTAAATCAGGTTGTATCAAGAATGACCAAAGCCTTTGCTAAAAAGGTAACTCAATGATTGAAAATTTTAAAAAATTTGATGAGGGCGATAAAAGTTTATTGCCCTTGTCTTTTAGTCATCTAAATGAGTTTGCTTTCAATCGTGAACGATGGGCGTTGCGTAGGATATTTGGTTTTGAATTTCCTAGTAGTGCATCAGCAGAACGAGGTAAAGCAGTAGAGTCAGGTTTGAATATGTGGCTCAATGGTATTGATAAGCAAGATGCAATTAGCAAAATGGAGGCTGAATTTGATGCAAACTGTTCATTGTTTGACGACCCAAAAAAAGATGAAGAGGAATCAAATCTTATTCCTTTGTTTGAAGAGGGAGTCAAAGCATTTAATGAGTTTGGTTTCAAATGGAATCTACTAGGCTATCAAAAAAAGGTAGAACTCGATATACATGGAGTACCACTGATAGGTTACACTGACTTTCATTTTGAGGATAAGCAAACTAAGGAGGATTTTTACATTGATCTTAAAACGACCAAGCGTAAACCTAGTGGCTTATCTATGTCTCATGCTATGCAACAAGCTATCTATCAAAGAGGCACAAATGCAAATCAAAAACTTTGGTACTTGATTGCAAAAAAATCTAGCACTGAATTTGAAAGTATGTCTTTGACTGACTACGATAAACCATTTAGGATATGCGAACATATCGTATTTGTTATGGCTAATTATCTAAAACAAGTAAATTCACCAGATGACGTTAGAGATAGTCTTATTCCTAACCCTGATGACTGGATTTGGCGAGATAACGCTGTCCTAGAGGCACGAAAGGAGGTTTGGGGGTACTAGCTACCCCTAACCCTTAAAAGTCTCTGTACGGCTCTTAAATTGCGATTTTGAGTTGCCTTAAATGATTTTCTACTTACTTTTTTTCTTTTTATTGGTCTTTTACCTATTAACTCAGTAACTAAGGCTGATGTGGTAATACCAGTCATCGTCCAGTAGTTCTCATAGCGACTCGGTGGGCTTGGGAAAAAGTAAGTTTCCTCCTACCACCCATAAGCCGAGCCATTGACCTCATGTGTTTTAAACTATGATGTCTTGCATGAGATCGCATAGTTTTCTGTTGTCTAGGCGTTAGGTCTTTTATAATATTTTTTATAGACGCTACCTTAACCACTATCTTTTCTTTTTCTTTTTCTTTTTAGGTTTGCTCATCTTTGACATTTTTGATTTTTTCATGCCTTTAGAGTGAGAACCCTTACCATAATGATATGGCATATTTATTTCCCCTTTTTCTGTTTCTTCAAAATTGCCATCTGCAACGCTTTAGGCAACTTTTTTTGTTTGCTAGTTAAACCTACAGCTTTTTTCTTTTTCTTTGCCATAGTCTAATGCAATACATAATTATGAACTATAACAATCAAAACAATTGCTATTGCTATTTGTACCCAAGATTTTAACTCAGTGAATGCGTGCCACCACTTAGTTATTTTTTCTTCAACAAATTTTTTAGCCATAACTGACTCCTTTCGTTATTTCGAGATTCCCTTGGTCTTCTCAAAAGTTCTGAGTGCACCCATGCCAAGAAGTGACATTACTAAAGGCATCAATGTACCCATATCTAACTCTGGTATGTTTACCACTTCATATTGAAACAATCCACAAATAAACAAAATAAATTTACTTAATACAAACTCCCAAAAAATTGCTAAAGCACAAGACATACCAATTAGAGGTCGCCATGATCTTTGTAGCATGCCTGAAATACCACCAGCAGTAGATTTAGCATCAGCTAAGTTTATATCCATTTGTTTTAATTTAACTTGATTTTCTAGTTCAATAAGTTTTGCTTTTGCTTGTTGTTTTTCTTCTTCACTGACATGAAGATCATCAACAATTTTCCCAACACTATCAACTAATCCACCAGATAATAATTTTCCTAAAACCATTTAGCCTCCTACGCTTTTTTTCATTTTATCAATTATGCGATTTGCACGATTGGTTGTTTGACGATACCAAAGCGAATCTTTCATTTCAACCATAGCACCCTCTATATCGTTCTCTGACAAACATTTCTTGAATCGAACAAATTTATTTAAACGAGGTAAACCTAGCTGAAATACCATGTGCAAAACGCATTCCTTAGCATTATCATCAATACTCATACCCTCTGTAAAAGTTTCCATATCTTTTTTAGAAACGTTAAAATCTTTTAAAAATAATTCTAAACCTCTTTGATATGTAATTGGTTGCATCAACTCATCTTTTTCATTGTCTCTAATTAAATGACCAGCCCCAATAGTCCAATAACCTAAATGGTCTTTATAAGGTTTTAGTATTATACCACCCTCTTCTTGTATTATTTCTTGCTGTAAAGTATGTAAATCCATTAGTTTATCATTCTAAGCACCCAAGCAATAAACTGGGTAGTTACCATAAAACCAATAGTCCATAAAACGTAATTCAATTTACGAACCTCTTTTTGCAAGTGAAAAATATGATTCGTTTCTAGCAACTCAATCTTGTTGTAAATATTTACAATATGCTCTTTTGTTGTCTTTGGTGCTATTTTAGTCATTATTGATAAATACCATAATAAGTTTTTATTTCAACTTACTTAAAGGGTTCTCTAATGCGTCTCTTACAAGTTTTTCAGTCTTTTTCTCTAAGTCAACCATATCTGACTCAATGCCATCAATAGCATCTTTTAAATCTCTTGAATTTTCTCTAGCATCTTCTTTTACTCTTTGTTCTACATCTTCAACAATAGTCTCAATCCTACGAACATCTGCTTTCAGATCATTTTTTAGTTCTTTGGCTACATCAGCTACTAAAGCAACCTCTTCAAGAATAATTGATATTTCTGATTGCAACATATTAAACTCAGTATCTAAGACCTCTAATTTTTTGTCAAATCCTGATAAATCTGGGCTAACAAAACTCTCTATTTTAGCCTCCATATCTAAATACCTTTGATATGCCTCGAAACCACCCCATAATACGCCAACAAAAGAACTAAGTATTGTTATTATTAAGAAGATTTTACCTCCTCTAAACTTAACTCCTCCTACGTCTATTTCTGTTGCCATTGACTATCTATCATTTCATTAATTAGTTGGTCGCTACCTCCAAACAGCAGATAACTAGCTAAATTATTATCAGATATTACTGCATCTGGCAAAGTAGTATCTGTAAAAAAGTTTGCCCTGTCATTGAGGACTTGCTGAGATTCAAAAAATGATTTAGTGTTACCTAATACTTGCATAACTACAAGGGTTTTTATTTGACTGGTCTCATCATATTTTTGTTTGTCATCAATCTTTTTCATAATTTTTTTTACAGCTTTTTCTTTAGATGATTCAGCCTTTTTCTCGTCAGACTTTTTATCAGAGGTTTTTTTATTGTCTTGGTTTTTTTCTGGCTGGTCTTTTTGTTCTTCCTTTTCTACTTTTGTTTCTTGCTCTTTGGATTCCTCTTTGGTTGTTTTGTTTTCTTCTACGGAGGTTTTTTCGTCATCACTTTCAGTTTGGCTTGGTTCTTGCGTTGATTCTTCTTTTGATAATTCTGGCTGAGTTTCAACAGTTTCCTCTATTTCTACTTCTAAATCCATTTCTAACTCCATTTCAATCTCAGCCTCTACATCTACCACAGTAACCTCAACTGTTTCTGGCTCAGGTAAATCTAAACTTGCTACTTGGATTTCCTCAATCTCTATTTCTGCAATCTCAATCTCAACTGATTCGTAGCTTATTTCTTCTACCTCAATAGGCTCAAAATCAAAACCTACATCGGTTTCTATTGGTGCATTTGCCTCAAATATATCTTCTACAACATCAAGGACTTCTTCAGGTGCATCTGTATTTAAGGCAACAAACATTTCTACGCTTGTTATCGTTTGCTCTACTATGGTGCTAACCACATTGTAAAGCACCTCCACAGAAACATCATCGAACATCACGCCCACTGCCATGTTAATATCACGCCCACCCACCTCTATGATGACCGATGTTAAACTGCCTGTAAAATCAAACCCACCTGAATACTGACCATATTGACTGTTTGTGCCACTAGCACTGAGAATATCAGTGCCACTAAATACATTTGTTTGCCCATTTTTTCCTGTTATGTGCATATAAATGGAGTCCTGAGCATCAGGTTTGTAAACTTTTATTTCGTAATTAGTTCTGCCTCCATGAGTAAAATTTAGATCAGATATATCGACTGTATTGATAAAAGTCGTACCCATATTTGGCACGCCCATAATACTGGTTGTACTGCCCCCACCAGTAATCATCGCACATTTATCAGTGCCTAATTGACCACAAGTAGAACCAGATGGCATTGATGCACTGCCTTGACCTCCCCAGTCAATGTCCATATCACCCTCTTTTGAGGAAACCACATATCCGTTATCACCATCTAAAATATCGCCAGAACTCTCATTAGTAACTGTAGTAGTGGTAGTTGTAGTTGTTGTTTCAGTGGTAGTTAAAATACCATCAGATTGAAACTCAATAGTCTCAATGCTTGTCTCTTCAATAATTTGCTCAATAGTAGGCGTACATAAGCCTAAAGTATCAGTATCGCAATCTACAGCTTTACTAGAAAAGGATAGGCACGCCAATATACATAGCCATACCCACAATGACAAACTTTTCAAAATCATTCAAATCTCTTACAGTGTGATTAGTTTTTTCTTCTTCTTCTTTTACTTCTTGCATTTTAGCAAAAATAATACTGCCCTCTGGAATCATGTCAGGGTTTTCTTCCCAACCTTTTTTTGCCTCCTCACCGATAGCACCCATGTAAGGGCAAGGCGTACCAGCCATGTGCATACTATCCCAAACCCTACTATCACTGCAAAGTAAACTAATTGCACTGACTTTCATTCCCATAGCATATAATGATCTTGATAATTTTAATTTTTCACAATTCTCATCTGTAACTGTCATACCAGAACTTATGCCAAGTATTTGAGTCTGAACTGCACCAGCGACAGCAGTTTTACATACATCAGAATTATTGACAACAACACTTGGACTGCTTGCAGTTGGTGGAGTATTATTTGTTACGACTGTTGATGATACTGTGTTTGTCTCAGCTAGTGCTGAGTTCATCATACTATTAAGAAAAAAAATTATTATAAGGGCTAATATTGTGCCTATTACAAAAGGTTTTATCATTCCCCACAATTACACTCTTGTTCTTTAAAATTACAATCGCAAGGTTTAACCATTTGCACTATCCCATGCGTCTTGTAGTTCTTTTAATTTTGCATTTACTTCAGCTTCAGTAGGTTTTGTAATAGTATTATCATGAACAATAAGATTTGCATAAGTTTTATTCTTTGGGTCAGAAAAACCAAACCATTGACCACCATGCATATTGCACAAAGCAAATTCTATGTGATTAGGTCTGCCATTTTCGTCTACAAAAGTTTTTTCATTCATTTTATGTATCTCCTATTTTCTTAAATATTGCACCAGTTGTAAGAGTTCCTGAACTTGCATAACAATAAGCCCAAGTAGCGTCATTATCTGAGTTAACTCTAAATCTTACTTTATCATTTGTAGTATTAGTAATATCTACTAACGCAGAACTTACACATGAAGTATAAGTATTTGCTATTCCACCAGTAACATTAGTATATTGTTCAGCTAATCTATGACCACTACTCCAATCATTATTTGTATATTCAATATCGTTTTCAAAAAATCTATTTTCATTTGTGTTGTTAATATAAAAACAAGTATGAAATTCTATTGCATATTTACCAGTTGATGGAAAAAGAAAAGAGTAACCAGAATTAGTCATACCAGTACCGATTTTTTCAAAACCTGTATCACTAAATCTTGACCAATTAGTACTAATATGACCTGGAATGTTATTAAAAGAACTTGTAACCACCCATATATCATACTCAGTTATTCCACCACCAGCACCAGTAATAGTGCCAGTAAATGCAAAATCATCTGCTAAGTTTATTCCTCTTGATCTTGCTTTAATTAATGTCATTATTATTCCTTAGGGTTATCATCTTTGATTTTTTGTATTCTTGTTTTCCAAGAGTCAATGTCTTTAAATATTTCATCAAGTTGATCGCCAACATTACCATACAAATTTTTTCTTGTTTCTCTTATAACATTATTGTTTTCTTCTTTAGTTGCATTTGTGTTGTAAGTATTTAATTTTGTTTTAGTTGGTTTATCTAAACCATCAATATCCCATTTTAAAATAGTTTCAGTTGTTCCGTCAGAAACAACCATAACATTTCCTGTATCAGGTGTAAAATCTGCCACCTTTGAGTTTTCTTCACAGTACAATTTAATTTTTGTTGCTAAACTAGTCACCTATTTTAAATCCCCCAAAAAATGTTAAACTTTCTCCACCTGCCATATTTTGAGCAGAACCTTTTGTTTGCTGAATATATACCTCAAAATAATCTCCTGAACCATTAGCTGTGACGATAGTTGATGCTTTTGCAAATTCATCAACATCTGCACCTGTATAACTTGTAAATCTACCTTGGTCAGTTCCACTTGTACCATTTTTATATATTCTACTATAAACATAATCAGTTTGATTATTATTGTGCAAAGAATAAAATAAAAAATACTTACCAGCAGTTGTAGGAGTAAATCTACTACTTGCAAACATACTATCTGAATCAAAAGACTCGGTATCAAAAGTGACTTTTGTCATAGTGTTGTTAGGAATAGATTGAGTTGACCCTTTATATGCAAAAAATTGAGGTGTATTTCCTCCACCAGCATCAGCAAAAGATAATTGACCAATGCCTGTTGCACCAGAACCACTTACACTTGCTACTTTTAAAAATTTATCAGCAGTGACATTTCCTGTAGGGAAAGTAAGAGTATATGATTGTCCAGCCGAGTGTGCTGGCGATCTTAACTTAATTCCATGACTGTTTTGTTCACAATTAAGTTGAAGTGTACCTCCAGTAGTATTATCGCCTTTAATTTGTAAACCAGCATTGCTTGACGTTGATACAAAATTAGTTTTTGCGTTGGTGACAGTTGCATCGCTTGGAGTACCAATATCTAAAACATTACCTAATGCTAAAACAAAATCTATTGAGTCTGATGAAGTGAGGGCAGAACTAAACGTAAGAGTAGAGCCACTAACAGTATATGAACTACCAGCTTTTTGGATAACTCCGTTTAGCGATACTAATAAATGATTCGCTGATTCTGGTACGAAAGCTGTTGAATCTAATGTTAAAGAATAGCTTGCCGTTGCCGATGCAGTGAGTGAATCGAGCATATTATACGCACCAGTCTGGGGTTCTTTACCAATAAATGCCATTAATCAGCCTCTTGTATTGGTTTACCATCGTCTATCCAAGGTTTTATAATATCTCTGTAATGTCTGTTTTCTTCATTTTTAATACACGATATTGTTTGATTATTTACTTTTCCGTCAACAAGATAATCGTCATAGACAATTACATATCCGTAATGAATATCATTTAAATTATTTAATTTTTTTATATATTTAATTCCCATTATAACTCTGCATCTAAACCAACATAATCAATAGTTGTTGCTAATCTTATTTGTGCACCTGTACCTTGCGTAGCAGAAACACTACCTGTGCAATTTAAAGAATATGTTTGATTACTTTCTTGGCTGTAAATTGTTAGGGTATTAAAAAAATCTTCGCCATTATCTCGAAATGCTTTGTAGTTACCAGAACCCGTTACAGTATAAATAGAAAGAGCATGAGTTCTCATTTGGACTGGTAAAGTACCACCTGTAAAATAATTACCATTTGCAGAATGACAATAACCCATTCCAATAACTGCTTCATCATTACTAGAGCCACCTCTACCATCAGCAAGCATAGTAAAGTATCTTTGACACCTTGCTAAATTATCGGCATAAGTTTCATGCTGAAAAAGTGGAATACTTGAAGAACTAAACTCTCCTACTTCTAATTGGACACCTGTTATATGCCAAGTATTTGATGTACTATCCATGTGATTTACTTGACCACCGAAATCTGTTGCACTTGCATTTGCACCCCAAGTTGTTTGTAATGTGCCAGATTGAAAATTTGATGCTGCCATCAAAGCCCAAGATATTTGGATACCATGACCATTGTTATTATCAATAACACCTGTTGTGTCAGCTGGAAAATTTAAAACTTTTTTTTCCCAAGTATTACTTGATGATATTGTATAAGCAATAGAACAACTTCTGTCATCATCATAAGCATACATTCTTACTACATTTGTTCCTGTTTTAGTTGCCTTAACCCAAAAAGACAAAGTCAATTTTTCAGCACTAGATGTACCAAATTTTAAAACTTGTAAATTTTGAGCCTCAATTATTTGTTGAACAAAAAATTTTTGTCCACTTGATAAACTTGTATCTGCTGTTGTAATATCGCATTTTAAAGCTGTTTTAAATCCATCATTATAAGCATTACCACTTGTAAGTGCCTCTTGTGAAACTGTAATTGCACCATCGTGGTTTTTTTGTACTTCCCACCTGTCTAAAGTATATGTGCCATCGGCTGGGTTTGAAAAAGAAGTAGCTCTTTGTGATGCTGACATATTCCCATTTATAATTAATGGTTTTTCATTTGGTCTTAAACTTTGTCCAGCACCTGTGATTGTGCCTGTAAAAGCATAATCATCAGTTAGATCAAGTTTTGTATTATCAATCGCATCATTTGCTATTTTTGCTTTAGAAACTATTCCGTCAGCAATATCACTTGCTGTTAAAGGTGCTGGAGTTGGTTGTCTGCCAATAAAACCCATATTATGTAATCTCTAATATACTTAATGTTGCGTCTATCTTTGCAGAAACTGAACAATCTATTTTCATAATATCAGTTGTTTGCATTACATACTTACCACCAGATAAAACCTCTAATGAACTTCCAGCTGGAATGCTTACATCTTTAATTAATAAAACTGTTTCGTTTGTTTCTGTGTCGCTTGTATCTGAAACTAATTGAACATCAGCAGTTACTGCTGTTGTGTGAATATTACAAAGTGTCAATCCAATAACAACTGTAGTGGTGGAACTTGGCACAGTGTATAAAGTAAGTGGAGTTCCAGCACTGGCTGGCATAGCACCATTTGTTTTTACTTTAAAAGTATTAGCCATTTATCCTCCTATCCTAAAGCGATTGCTAATGGCAAAGCATTTGGGTCAGTTTCGCTAATAGTACCAGTAACACTCATCGTACTTGTCAAAGCATTACTTGATATATTTAATTGTAAAATTTCTACGTTATCTGTGCCATCATTCATTTTTAATTTTAAAACCCCTGATGTAGCAGTATCTACCCATAAAGTACCAGCGACTACTGACGCTGGGGCAGAACTCCCACTATGTTGAGAATTGAGTGCCGATAAAATATTATTCAATTCAGTTCTAAATGAACTAAAACCTTGATTCGCTAAACTAACATCTGATACCTGAGCCATGTATTATCTATATCCTTTCTTATTTAACTTTGCAACCCATAACCTTTAGCGATGTAATCAAAAGTTCTATCAACTGATGCACCACTTGAATTGACAAAGGCAATAGTAAAACCAGAAACTGTTTTAGAACTGATTGTAAATACATCGCCTGTTGCCATATTTTGAGCAGAAATACCTATTGCTGGTACTGCAAAAAATGGGTTAGTGTAAGTTATTGTTTTACTTCCAGATGATGTAGCAACATCAGACTCTGCAAAAGTTCTCTCTTCCATATTTAATTTTACTGCAATAGTTTTAACATTACTTGACGTTTGAGCATCATCATTTGTTAATTTTAATCTAAACTTCGCAAACTTAAATTTAAAGGTTGCAGATTGAGTTATATCAACAAAGTTTGTGCAATCAGCTAATGCTGTAGTGGAGGTTGCTATTTGTACTCTATGGAATGCGTGTATTTGTTCTGTGCCATCAAAAGGGGCTTTGGCAGAATCAAATTCTAAAGCACCTCTACCACTGTCAAATAAATCGTAAGGATTTTCTGCATCAAGTGTAATTGTAGGCTCTATATTACCATCGTATATTTGTGCTAATGACAATGTGTTAGTAAAATTGTAAAAACCTTTTGCGTCTCTGTTAGTATTATTAAAGTTGGGGTTTGATGTCGTATCTGTACCACCTAGTTCAAAATCACCACTAGGACTGTCAAAGTTTCCAACTGTATCGTCAAAATTAGTAACAGTATCAAGACTGAGTATAGTATCACCAGATGGGTCTATTTTTACAGCCAAAGGAAAACTAGCGTCCATTTGATCTAATGCTGTAAATATATCTGGGGTTTCTGTGAATGATGAGACAAGTGTATAAGCTTGTATTGCTGATATATTAGTAGTTACAATAGTTGCCTCTGCTGAGGTATTACCATTTTTATCTACTGCTTTTATAAGATAACTACCTGTTCTGGCTGGTACTATTGCCGAGTCGCATTTTCTTCTAGGACATCTAACTAAATTTGTTGAGTTTAGCCAGTTTGCACCACTTGTTACATCTTGATACCTTATTTCGTAAAACGATATATCTAGGTCTGATTGTTGACTTGGTGGAGTCCAAGTAAGTTTCATGTGATCTTGACCATGCATTTCAACAGCAAAATCTTGAACATTACTAGGTACTTCAACGCCACCAACTATCACTCTAGTTGCAGAAACAAAAGTTGATTTTACCCCAAGAGTATTAACTGCTCTTGCTCTTACTTGGTATTCAGCACCATCTATTACGTTCAAATGCTGATATTCTAATATTTTACCTACTGCTATTTCTCTAAACGAATCGGTTACGCTGTTACCATCTTGATCTTTTGTTTGTTTTATTTGAACCTCGTAATTATCAACAAAGTTGTCAGGTGAAACCCCAATAGTAATAATTAATCTTGTTATAACAATACCATCAGCATATTCTATCAATTCGTCATCTAGGGTTAAACTTGCTGGTGGACTTGTAGAAAAAGGGTTTGGCAGTGTAGTATCTGGTATCGTTGCCACTTCTTGTTGCGTTCCAAAAGTATAATAACTATCTTGATGTTCTGATAATTGTAAACCAATGCTTTCATCTGCATTTAATGACATACCCTGTACTCTAAAAGGTTTTGCAGAAAAACTTGGGGTTGCGTGGGTTATGTTTACAATATCACCTATGCTAAGTTCTAAGGCTGTAGCATCTGCTTTTAATGTAACGTCTAAACTTGATCTTGACCTACGCAATATTATCTCTGCCATTTCCTGAGCCTGATATGGGCTTGTAAGCATTGGAAAATCAAATCTACCCTCTAACAATATGCCTCCATCGTCAGTTTTCATAGTTGCGTGTTGATCTGCTGTGGCTATGCCAGTTTCATTTACTGGGGGAAACTGAGCCTGATCTGATTGAAAATTTTTATCTGGGTTAATAAAATTTACTATTACTCTGTTATATCGTGAGTTTTTGTTTTTACTTGATACTGTTATGCCACCTAAAATATTATCTTCAGTCAAAGTTATAGATGCAGAACCTGACGATTCAACTAATATTTTATATTGTCCAGCACTAAAATTTAAGAATGCTCTTGAACCTTTGACAAACTCCTTAACATTATCAATAGCTTTTTTTGATGTATCTACAACTGTATTGCTGTCCATTAAATCTATTTGACTAGCACCACTAAAAGGGGTTATTTTTGTATCGCACACATCGCCAGCTACTTGCCAATCAGCATAGTTAGAATCAAAATATGTATCTGTAATACCCATACCAAATCTATCGTTTCTTAAATAATCAAGTAATTGATAAACTGGGTTGTCTGAGTATTCCCATGTAGTAGAGTCGTTTTTTCTATGTGAGCCACTACCACCAGTAACAGTGCTGTCTAAGTTTGGATTATATATTTTTCTACCTTTAACAACTGCATTTACTGAGGGCAAAGAGCCAAATTTGTCTGAGTTCCATGTAAATTTTATGGCTAAATATGCGTGTCCTCTTAGGCGATGATCGCTTGTCCATGATGATAAACCTGATAATAAACTAGATGCACTTTGCGAATCAGTGCCAAAATGAGGTTCTACAGTAATTAAACTAGCTGAGTTTTCAGTATCAAAAAAATTAGAATCAGAACTTGCTACTGTTATTTGAGTATTGTCAGCAATATCAGCGTTAAATGTAACAAGATTATCGTTAACAAATATTTGGGTAATATCATCTATTTCACCCTCACTAAGTACGATAGCCATGAATAACGATTCGTTATCAGTGCCTGAACTTTCGAGAAAAACAACATTACCCCCTACTTTTCTAGTTCCATAAATTACTGGTATATGAGCATTAGCACTAAATTTATTAACTAAAACGCCCTTTGCATTGATGTCTTGTTGCATATCCCCAAAGTCAGGAATATCAGGCATAGGATTTAACCAACCAACAAAGTCCTCTACAATATCAACGACTGCATCAACAACATCGGTAACAAAATCTACTATGTCCTCAAATGGATTCCAGCCACCCATCTAAATAAGCCTCCAATTGCCACCCATGTTTTCAAAACCAAGTTTTTCAAATACTGGGTCAATACCAAGTCCTGATGTAATTGATAAAACTATTGGCATATTTTTAGCTAATTCTTTGACTGATTTAACTATCTGTTTTACCAGCTTAAAGTTCCTATATTTTTTTTTAATGTAAATCATTTGTATTGTCATAATCTTTTGTGTGCTAAAAAAATACTCTGATACATTAAACATACAACAACCTATAAGTTTGTCTGTATCTAAATCAGAAATTAAAATTATTCTGCCTTTTACATAAATTGTATTGATAAAATTTAGTAGTTTATTTTTATCTATTGCTGGATAGTTTGCTTTTGCTAAATCTGTTTCTTTGTATTCCACCAATAAATCATAAATATCGTTTAAATCTTTTTTGTTTGCATTGTATAAATGTATGCTTGTCATTCTCTACCCCATTTTATGTCTTTAACAGTAAGTGAGGCAAACTCCATACCCTTATCACCACTAAAAAACCTTTGCTGTGAATTATCGGTAGTTGTCCTACCACCAACTTTACTAAAGTTACCCCAGTGTGAAGTAACACTAATAATTAGATTTGCAGTGCTTGTATTATCACTAATTTTGTATTCGTCTATCGTTCCATAAAATAGTAAAAATGGGTCAGATATGAGGGCGTTGTTACCATCAAGATAACCTTTATACAAACTGACATTTTTATTAATTATGTTTTCATTAAGGGCTACACTGACATAAGTTTGATCTACTGCTGATAAACTAAATGATAAAGTGTTTTTTGTAGGTCTATTAGTTTCGTTTGCCCCTGTAATACTTCTTAGATGACCATTAGATAGATATGTTTGTGAACTACCTGAAACACTAGATGTTAAATCAAATGGTGCTGTAGTAAGATAGACTCTAGATGAAAACTCAATATCAACTAAAAAAACTGGGTCTAATATTCCAGTAGCTAGTTCTGTTTTAACTGCACTTGTTAATCCTCTGGGCATTACAAACTTTCAATAACATCAAATTCGTATCTAAAGATAGGGTTTCCATCTTTATCGTTTTGGTTTATTTCAAATTCTTGCACATCACTAGTAAGATGAACAGTAAAAGGCACATTATCATAAGTAACAGCACTATTATTAGCTAATGCAGTTCTAAGTGGTGGCTCTATTGTTACAGTTGCAGAATTACTTGATGAGGTAACATCAGCAACAATCATATAAACTTTATCGTGAGCAAACTTGATAAAGTCGCCAGCTTTCAATCTACCAGCACCATCGCCAGCGAAACCATCAATATCTATTGTTGTATCTGCTGAGGAATGCACCCCATTAACAAGTAAAGTACCAGTTTCACTACCAAGTGCATTGAATGTACTTGGCAAGGTTATGGTGAAATTTTCCTTTCTTGATCTTTGTTTCATAATAAAAGCCATAATGGGGGCAAAGTCCTCTCGTTTCATAGGAGGGAATGAAACTGTAAAACTAAATCTTTGTCCTTGGACTTGTCGTCTAAATGTTTTTCCACTGTCAGTTTCTGACAGTAAAGTCTTTTGATTATTCTTGATATTAACAGCGTTGAAATTTGTACTAGGAAATGTACCACTCATATAATCGCCATCTTACCTTTTTCATTTACTGCATTGTTTATCATATTCACTATTGTTCCTCTGCTGTTTACTAATAGTTCATTGAAACCTCTTGCATCTACAGTATTTATATTAAAATTCACTGTAACTGCTTTTCCCATACCTAATTTATCATTTGGTATAATAGTTCCAGCTTGATCTGGTACAAACATTTCTGCACCTTTTTCACCAACAATACTTGGTTGTCCTACTGGTGGTCTTCCACCTTTTTCAAAACCTTTAATTTTATTTACTAAACCCATACCAAAAGAAATAGCACCACCTACAGCAACAATATTGAATGGAAATGGAATACTTTTGAAAGTATTTAATGCACCAGTATATACTGAAATCAATGCCTCTCTTATCGCTGATGCTTTAAACATTTCTACTGCTTTGTTTATAGCAGATTGAACAACTTGACCAATCAAGGCATTGACAATCATTTTAGTAATTGTTCTTGCCAAATCTTCAAATTGTAATTTTCCTGTCATTACAAAATTTGTAAGAGTATCAGTAAGTTCTTTGAAAGATTGTTTACCTATTTGTGTAAATTGTTTTTGTATGTCGCCAGCCTCTTTCATAGCCTCACCAAAACCCTCTTTAAAAGATTGATAAGCTAATGTTAATTTATTGACTGACTCAGTAGCATCATCAGCACCCTTTTCTAATGGTTTAACTGGATTATCTGTAATTCTTGTGGTCATAATTAAGTCAATATCTCTCAATATTTCCTCAACCATTTCTCTAAACTTACCTGACGTTTGATCCATTTCGTTTACGTCCATAAATTTTAACAAATCAATAGCATTTTC